ATCGTGCATCTATTATTTTGTCATTAGTTCAATCATCATCATAATATTTTCAATTATATCGTATAGTAATCACACCTTTTATAAATTTTATATCACTCATACTGTTATAGGTTTTATTTGGTTAAAAGGTTACAATACAAATTCTTGTAATTTTACTGGTTTGTAGTCTGTATATTCTAGTGCCAATAATTTATTATATCATGATAGCCTTTCTAAATCTTCAGGATGCCTATTCTGTGTGTCGTGGAAGTGTCAATGTATATTCAAATCAAAATATCAATCTCGTACTATTGGTATGTGTGTAAATGCCAACCTCTTCCCAAAAATATCTATATCAAATCTCTCACAAGCTAAATCCCACCCATTATCCATATACCAATTATTACTTTTTCTGTCGTGGTTTCATTTAACCAATACCCTTTTACAGTCTAGGTTCTTAAACCAATTATTATTTATCTTATCTTGTCATATACACACATCTCATAGATGAATCAACAAATCTATTTTTTTTATATCCAATAACCCTTTTTTTATTTTGTCTTCAAAGTCTTCTGGTCTTCCATATTCTATTAGTTGTTTATGTGAGAAGTGAGTATCTGTTGTTACATATATCTTCATCCTCTATATATTCTTATGTATGTAAAAATTATAATCCTAACTGTATAAAGCATATTACAACTCATAATAAGACTCAAAACATTACTCAAAACATAAATCATACAGTGCTAAATATTGCCTGTTTTAGAAATCAACCACTATATTTAGTTTTTGCTTCTTTGTATCATTCGCTATAAATCTCATCGTGAATTTGGTCTTCTATATCTATTTCATATTTCATCAGTAATATCTTATATAATAAAAGTCTTTAATTGCTCTATTCTTTGTTCTCTAAATCTTCCTCTTTCTCTGCATTCAATATATTAGATAAAATCCTCCTCCATCTAATCTCTTGGTTTCTTTTCTTTAGTTGGAATTCATCCATATCTATTAATCAATCCATTAATTGTTTCATCTGGTGTTCCTGTACTTTTTGGTCTACCTCTGTTAATCTGTTTGACTGTTCTTCAAATTTATTCATTTGTTAGTTATTTATATTTCTAAAAAGTAAATTCGTCATCTTATGTATCAGCGGCTAAATGTTCATCCATTGCTTGTTGCAGTATTTCTAGTCTATCTCTTGCTGCGCTATTGTCTGCGAGTGTCTGTCCTAGTCACCTTCAATATGGTTCAGAAGGACGATTTATACTATCTCATAGTGCAGCATCGAATGTTGCTCATCAAATAGTTGCTGTATCTCATATCTCTTGTACTGGTATACTATCACCTGGAGTGTGTATATTATAATTTTGTGGTGAATAAGTATAACCACCAGCTATTTTACCTGTATTATTATCTTCTCTCTTTCAATTCTCTAATATATCTAGTTCTGATTGTTTTTCTGCTGTTCGCATCATTAAATATTATTTGCTAAAATCTATACATTGTACTCATGTACTCCAACTAAATACTAAAGTCTCAGTACAGTCAGGTATGTCTTTTGGAGTAATATACAATCGTATAGAACCCAAGAAAAATATGAAAGCTAACATTAAAACTATGATTCTTTGTTCTCTATTCATATTTTTCTTTAAAGATAAATTCGTGTCTGTCTGCCAATTTTTGTATCATCTCAAACTGGTCTTTGTTTATCTTGGTATGAAAGACCTTAGTTCCTAATCCCATACTATGTATCCTTATCCATCAATTCCTTACAACATTCTCTGATGATGAATCTGGGTCAAACTTAGATTTCCAATATTTATTCTCTACTCATACATAGCATCTATTTATGGTAGATAATAGTTCAGCATCATCATGTCTGATTACTGGTATCCATAACCCCCTTGGAGTAATCCATCAGACTATCCCAACATCTTTATCTATCTCAGTCATTATTATTTCTTTCATTGGTTTCTAAATAGATAAAACGGCGTAACCTTAAATCAATAAATTCATTCTAAACATCTTGTAACATTAGCTTCCCAATGCTTTCAGTCTTTAGCATAATATGTATCACAATCTGTAGTACACATACTTCATCAAAATCACATATCTCATATTGTTTGTTTCTTTCTTAAAGACCTTCAGTTTACACATCGGTCTACTATTCCTGCTATTCCTTCTTCTCGAGAATAGTATGGATTTGGTTTCTTACAGTTTCATATATTATAGTCCCTCCACATATCTTTTCATAACCCAGTCTCTGCTGTAGCTATACATGGTAGAACTCAATACTTCAGTCCTCATCTAACTTCTTGTCTTTGCCAGTAGTCGCAATTATCCCAACCACGATAGGATAGGTAATTACATTCCCTTTGTTTTATGCTAACGATATTATAGTTGTATTGGTAGTCCATATATTTCTGTGATATCTCTATCATAGAATTGTAATACATCATAAATCATGTCATAAATCCTAACATACTAATCTTTATTATCTAAAAGAATTTCCTCACCAAAGAACTTTACTAGTTTTCCAGCTACTATAGCTGAGCAACCACCTCTTGGTTTAAGTTTTAGATAAGTTGATGGATGTATCTCTATCATCAAACATAACTTCTCTATACTAAGGAATTTCTTTATTCTTAGTTTCTCTAATTTCTCTACATTTAAATTATACATTTGTTTCGTTATTAAATAAATCACTAGAAGGAATAATAATTGGAGCAACCATATCTTTTATATTATCGATGAATTCCATCCACTCGTCCCTATTCATTCCTTTAGTGCTTTTTCAGTTCAACAACTCTCTCCTAAAATCATTGTGTAATAATACTCTCGCTTCTCTAGTAGAGTAACCATTAGTTTCTTTACAGATGGTTTCTAATACTACGCCCCAGTAATATTTTCTTAATGCTGTAGTTTCGTTGTTGCTTGTTTTGAAACTGATTTCATAATATCAGTCAGGTAAAGATTGGATAAAAGCTTTAATCTCACCTCACCCATTTATCTCTCAACCTTTTATGTTCTTTATGAATAACTGTTCCATTTAGAAGGGTAAGTCCCCTTCAGGACCTGCGTTACTCTTCATTTCCTCTCTAGCTTCTTTTAGAACGTAAGCTCATTTTAGATGATTTCCAACGCTAACAAATGGAGAAAGCTTATCTCGTTCTGCTTTAATATCTTTGCTAACTGGTTTATTATCTTTAACTCTAAGCGCATAAGTTGTATCAACTCATGAACCAGCTTTAGTTACTATCATATCATATTTTCTTGGGTCACATTTATCTTCATCAGATAGATAATTCTCTATATCGAACAATACTCCTTTTTTATCAATTTGTAAGAATTGTAAGCATTCTGAATCATAACTCCAAACGATGAACGCCCAGAAATATTTATTGAATTGTGGTCCATACTTACCGATAACAATATTATCAGGCTCTTTAGCTAATGGTTTAGCAGTCCTTGATGGTCTCTTTTTACCATCATCTTCTATCCAAGTCTCATATCAAACTATTGGGTCTGACATCACTCTGAAGTGATTGTCTCAATCCTCCAATTTCATAAAGTCGTTGTTAGAGTTTTGTGGAATTTTTTCTGCTTTCTCATCCATCCATTTATTCATAGTTTATATATTTAATCTAATAAAAGTTTATTCGTAATAATAAAAGTTTTTCTCTCTATTTCTTCGGTTATATATTCTCTCTATCATACCAATATAATCATGTGCTGTTGTAGCTGGTAATAGCCAAGCAGAATTATGAGTAAATTTATCCTCAAACTTATCTATATTCATATCTTTTGCCATACATCTTTGTAAAGCGTTGATAAACTTAGCACTAGTAGCAAGTTCGTTCATTTCACCCATTCTTAAACAAGTACCACACAATTTAGAGGCCTCATCATAATGTGTTATCATATACCTTCACTCTTTGAATGCTTTCACTGGTTTTCTATCTTCAGATACAGAGTCACCAGTATATCAAGCTAATATAGAAATAGCTACAGATACTGTTATCTTGTACTTGGCCATAAAATCTCTCATTCTTTCATACGGCGGAAACCCTAACTCACAAAAAGCGTTTAAGTAATCTCCCATATTCCAATTCTTTGATGTACTGTTCAACATCTGAACATCGTTTAGTTTTAGTCAATCCTTAATCATATAAGGAATATCCATCTCTAGGTTTCTTAGTGCGTGAAATCTGTGTTGCCCATCAATAATCTGCATATCTTCATTTACTAAGATAGGCACAAAATCTGTAAGGTCTTTTCTTTTAAATGATTCCTCAAGTCTTTTAACGTGTGGCTCATTTATTAATCTGTTTCAGTCTAAAAATTTGAATAGTCAGTAGGCTTTTGTCTTTTGTATCATGTATATAATTAGTTATAAAAAATTGTTTACTAAGCATTTAAAGTGTGAGCCGCCTAGGTCTCCAGTTATTCCCCCACTCGGGAGACTCCACGCTACACATCCGTTTGACATTCATAACTACATTAAGGTAATTACTCCTATCATAGGATATGTTTCATCGCTAGTCAGGCGAATCATCAGACGTGTAGTGGGGCTAGATGCTCCTGTGTCAACGGCTCTGAGGAGCCCACGCTTTAAATGCTTAATATATATTTACTTAACTGGTTTTTTAATTCATGTTTCCTCTGTGTAGCTTTCTTCTACATATTCTCCTCGTCCATCATCAACCTCATCTAGGTCACAATGATATCTTCAACAATCTCTTAGCATCTCGTGGTATCCATCTTTGATTGCATCATAGTTTTTTTCAAGATATTCGTTTACCGCATCTTGAAAAGCATATAAGTTGTCTTCGTAAGACCCTAAGTCTTGTACCTCTATTGCTTGCTCGCTATCCATTTATTAAATAAGAATATAAATTTGTTACACCTAGGTTATATAGAAATTCTATGTAAATGCAAGGGGAAATATGGTTAACATTTTATACCCGGTATGAAGCGTAGAACCAATCGTTTTTATCTATCCAATTTGTAGCGTCTATAAAATTATCAAACATTATTTCTACCATACCAGTCTTTTCTTTATAAACTATTTTGATTCTCATTTTACATATCAAGCGGATAAAAGTTTATCTTTATCTCTTTCTTTTGAATATGATGGCACTTTATATTCAACCATTCTAGTCCTATGTTGTATTTTAGCTTCACCTAGCCAAGGTTTCTTAGGTTTTACTACTCTTTGGTAATATTTCTTTTGATAGTTCTCATCCATATTATTTATTTAATGAATAAATCTCAATTTCTACTCTACCTGCGTTTTTATCATATCATCAGTATTGGTAGTGTACTTCTTTTATAAAGTCATAGTTATCGTCTTCTAGCACACCTAATTCAACTAAAGCATCACAAACAAACTTATCGTGTATGCTACAAAAATTACTTAGGTCTGATTTTCTTTTTGTTGGATTAAAATATACTATCTTAATTCAAACTGGTGGCACTAACTTTCATTTTATTTGTTCTGATAACATCTGTTTATATATCTTTTTAACATTATTAGATACCTGAAAATGTAGGTTCCTGTATACATTTAAACTTATACTTATGTTTTTTTTCTTTTTTACTCCAACCTGAATTGTAAGTGGCATCTTTAGTTTCATTTTTCTTGTTATATTTTAAATTTTTCTCATAATAAACCGAACCTGTCTTTGTTATTTTGCTATAATCTCATCTGTTTTTGTGTTGTTCTTGTCTTGTAGCCCGTCTACAGTTTTCTTTACAATAGTCTCCATTATTATTTATCCTTTCTATCGTTGTATTCTTTTCTCAATGTTCAATTAAATGTAGTGTATATGATTTATACATATCATCAACAAAGCCCCAGTAATCTAATCGACTGTTGCAGACATATATATCTCTACCTCAATAGTATTGATAATGGGTATTTTTAATATTATAACATCTGTCGATTATTCATCATCGTATGTTTTTATATCTTTTATCAAAATCTTCTTTCATTTTATGGTGTTTTTAATTAAATTTTCCCAGTTCTCTTTTAAATGATTATTTCAACCTCAGAAGTTTTAGTGTTGAGTCAAGTATTTGTACCAATGTACTATTTGTTGTCAGTGGTGTAATTTCTAGTCCAGTCACAACAGCTTTCTTTTACGAGTTAAAATTTTATCAACTCTGTACAAAAGTCTTGCCCTGTTCTCATCTGTGTTGTTGTGGTGTATCCAGTCGTGGTGATTACGGCATAGCCCTATCAAATCTCATCAATCTGATTGGTTAGTACGCCTAGCTCTACATGATGATTTTATATGATGGATGTCAGCAAAAAGCTTCCAGCAGCCCATAATCTCACATTGTATTTTATCACCCTCTTTTATTTTTCTGCTTTTACAGAAATCTCTTTTGTGCTTTTGCATTTTATTTATTTAGTAACTAAACATTTCTTTGTATCTCAGCAAACTCACTCATTCCATAGTATTGTCATTTGTGAAAGTAGACACTGACCTCGTCTATGTGTGCTTTACCTAGCCTTTGTTTAGATTTTCTTACTACCAGTTCTGCTTTTTCATCTGCTCATATACCAACCTGGTCGTCTTCAGGAATTGATAGTGATGGTCTTTTTATGTAGAATATATTGTCAGGCTTAATCTGTATGTCACCAGTTCATCTAAAGGATAACGTGTTTTTTAGGGCACCTGCTTTATCTGTGTGGTGTAGTAATACTATCGCTATTCACTCCTGGTGAGCCACTTGATACAGGTACTCTATCACCTCTGTGTTGTCTGCAAACTCGTTGCCAGTCCATCTTATTTTAACTAAATTATCTATAAATACTACATTGGCACCGAACTTTTTCATCTTCTGTATATCTCATCTGACATCGTTTATTCACGCCTTTAGGTTCTCACAATGGAAGAAATTATGGTCTGTAACTAAATCTTTTTTGTATTTCCTGGTCTGTATCTCATCATCTGCTGTAATCTGGGCGTCCATAAATCTATTCATAGCCCCTATTTTCCAGAAATAGTATTGCTCTATTATATCTGAGAATTGCATTTCATAGCTTAGAAACCCCACCTTTAGCCCAAGGTCGATATTGTGCTTCATCATCAGATAAGCAAATGTTGTTTTACCCGCATTAGGCGAACCAACAATAATATTCATAGTCCCTAAGTGGATTGGTTTTAGTTTTTCGTTTATATCGTCCACCATAAATTTAACCATTACCCCGTTTTTGTAGATTGATTTTACGTCTTTCATCTTTTCATAGTTTGCTTGCTTCTCTTTCTCAATATCCCCAATAGTCACATCTTTTTGTGGTTCCTTTTTTTCCGTAGGCTCATTTTGGCTTGCTTTCCACGCTTCTAATTCCTTATCGGCTATTTCTTTTATGCTATCGTAGTGCTCCTCAAATCGTTTGTATGTATCTGCATCGCTTAATCTCTCCCTAGCTTTTATGTATGTAAACGTGTTATATGTCTCATCTTCTGCTCCTCGAGCCCACTTACTACATCATTTATGTGTCACAAGGTTATTGTCGCTGTGATATAACAACCCCTGTGGTTCCTTTTTGTCTGCTCCATAGAATAATCATTTGTTCCCTTTTAGTCCAAATCAAAATTCAGCACAAACAATGTTGTCTAGTGGTATTGAGTTAATAGCTTCTGTTTTAGTTCAATCACTAACAGAAACTGTTTTGTTTTTATACTCCTCTTTTTTTAGGTGTTCCTTTTTAGATTTTTCAGTCAATACATTCTTCCCTGCTCACTCGACCATAGCAAATCGTATTGAGTGTTGTGGTTGTGATTTAATTATCACACACTCCATAGCCCCCAAATCAAAGTCTTTCTTTTTTCTTAGATTGATTGTTCCTGGCAGTCTTGATAGTCTACCAATATTTTTCATAACCGCATCGCAACTGTATGGCGTATCTTTTAATATTAAATCTACGGCATCAAACATAGCACCAACTCCGGCACTGTATGTATCAACATCAAAAGCTTGTTCGTCTCAAACATAATATATATGCAACCCATTTCATGTCATAACAACATAAGAATAATCCTCGTATGAGTGCTTATCCAGTAGGTCCAAAATCATATCTACCTCAATCATCATTTTATCGTGTGTTAGTACCACCCCATGTTTTTTAAGGTAGTCTAGCCTTATATCTAAATCAACTACAAAGTACTTTTTAGATACTATATCCTCATTGCTACATCTTTTGGTTAGCTTCTCTCATAATCAACAACAGAAAAACCCTTTTTCTTTTCAAAATATATCTTTTAGCCCTACAACGTGGTTGTAGTTCTGGTTAATTTCAACTATTGACTCGCCTTTTAAGTCTTTTATAAATTCGATAAGGTCTTCGATTTTTGTTATCATCTATTTTTGCTGTATAAATAAATCTCTAATATCTCTAGCTTTTGTCTTTTCAAATCAACACTCAATCATCAAGTAGTTATAATATAACGGATTTGTGTATAGCTTGTCTCAATCTAGGTCTTTATATATTTCTTTTCATACTACATTTTGTTTGTATCGCTTATAGTGTTCCTTTGTTCCGGGCTCTACTGCTTCTATCTCATCATTCCGCCTTTCATTGTTTAAATATGTTTGTGGGTGTGGCAAAAATTGTTTATCTGATACGCTCGCCTTAAATCCTGGCAGCGTTTCCATTATCTTTTTCCTTATTCACAAACTAAGTGAATTCCATTTATTATTAGTTTTTGATTTACTACCAACTTTTTTTCAATAACACTCCCAGAATTCTTCGAAGGAGAATTCGACATTATTAACATTAACATTAACATTATCATTAACATTAACATTAACATTAGGGGGGTTTTTGTCTACCCCCACCGGGGGGTTTTTATCTGTATCACTAGATTTAAACTCCTTTTTAGGCCTTCCTCACTTAATTCAATGCTCTTTTCACTTAACTCAATGGTGTCATTGTTTACTACCTATTTCAAATCTCTCATTATTTTTATCTAGTTGCGGTTTTATTAATGTAAAAAGCATCTCAATATTATCTCATTTTCTTTTGTCTACTCACAAAATTCAATAGTTTAAAATCCTATCATAATAATCTAGTCTATCACTGTCAGACAAAAACTTGCCCGCATCATAAAAACCATCGTAGAACACAAAAGATTTTCTTCTCATTTTGTTTTTTAGTTATGTAAATAATCCAAGTACGAAAAAAGGGGGTACCCAACTCCGACCTCCCAGTCTTTGTATACCCCCCTTTTTCTTGATTGTGTACTTGGTAGTTTTAAGACATTACGGTCTTGGGAGAGAGGGAATTAGGTTATTATCCCCAATATATCAATCCAATTTCCTTTGTCAATAGCAAAATGCCCAGTCGGTGACTGGGCACTATTAGTCAAAAATTATTCACAATAACAATATTGGCAGTAACAAAATAAAACATATTAATTCAATCATTTTTATTTATTTATTTGTTAAAAATATTATCTCATAAATCCTACATCATTAAATCAAGCATCAAATAAATATTGTCATTTCTTAATAGTAGTCACCTTTCAATCAATAGAATATAATACCAAATCATCTTTGACTTGTATTGTATCCTGGTCTGATTGATAAATCACCTCATCATAGTATCAGTCAATCTCACTTTCGTATAGATTGTCATATACTCAACCATATCAACCATAACTCCCATAATCATATTTTTTTTCTGGCTTTGGTAGCTTCTCATTAAATTGCTCTACTATGCTTTTGATAGCAAGGTAGGCGTTTTCAAACTCATCAACATTTACATACTCGTTGCTTGTGTGGTGCCCGTAGTATCAAACTGACATATTCACGCTATTTACATAATCACTTAACTTATCCGCATCACTCCATACTCACCTCGCAGGCTTAAATCAAAATCATTTAGTTATTTCCTCCAGTATATCCTCAAATTTATCAGTACCATAGTCATTGTGGGCACAAATTATGTCGCCCGCATTTGTCCTATCTGGTACTATGGAGTATGTTATTTTATCCAGTAAATCCTCATTATTATTTATAAAATAGTTTATCCCTATTCACCCGCTTTCCTCTCATACAGTAAATAAAAGACTAACTTTGTCTCCTAATTCCTCATATAGTTGCATTGCTATTGCTATTCCGCATTTATCATCTGCCCCTATATTGTCCTCTCATATTATAATCGAAGACCCCTCTTTTGAATTATCAAATTTTAACTTTAGTTTTTGTGCATCAGTAAAATCTTTAGGTTTTACAATTTTAACCTCATTGACTTTTGTCTGTGCTAGGTGGCTCCCTACTGTATCCATATGGGCACAAATTAGGGGCGTGTTATCATTTATCAAGTATAAATTCCCTACTCAATCCTCTATTAGGTCGGGTAGTCGTGACTTTAGATAATCAATCACTTTTTGCTCTCTTTTCTTTATTTGCATATCATGTATGCTACCAAAACCCTCAATAATTTGCGGGGTTCTGATTAGGTGTAATAGTTTTTTAGTTAATCACATTTTGTTCATATAATTAAATTATAAAATTTGTTCAATCACTTGATAATTTCCTTTATTTATTTTGTCATATATTCAATTATCATTTCAAAGCGTTTTGGTTCTGCTGTCATGATAATATGCCCTATTCAATTTGACATTGTTGTGTCTGTGTGGCTGTCTAAGGCTTACCTCTCAATTTGTGCTATTTAGTTTACCTCCCCCACGACAATATATGTCCCAACTACTCCTATCATGTTCGCTTATTATAGGCATTGCTAGTGTATAAATCTTTGCCAATTTATCAACAATTCAAGCAAACAACGCTCCTCTTTCGTTTGAGTATTTAGTATTTAAATAAAACCTATCAATAAATAAATATTCTTTTTTACCCTCATCATACATTAATCTACATAGTATCCTCCCAACTATTTCTTTTCAGTCATAAACTGCTATTGGAACACTACATCAATTATTGAACCAATCCCGCATACCTCTAGCGTATCAATGCCTATGGTTCGCTGTTTGACATGAGGTGAAAGCTTTATCATTTGCTTTAGCTAGGTCTATTTTGTGGTCTAGGTCGTTACTAAAAACACATCTAAAAGTTTTACTTGATAGCTCTTTTATATCAATTTCTTTAGCAAAATTATCTCCTAAAATCCTTTTATAATATTTGTATACATTAAAAATATTCTCAATCTTTTCTCTAGGTTTTCAAAGATTACCAATCACTGTATAAGTCACCTTTGTACCTAGCGAACTTATATTTTTAGCACCGCTATATTTCAAGGTGTCAGTTATATCCAGTGACACTCACACGTGCTTGTATGCCCAATCTTTAAAAAGCTTTCAAGCGTGTCAAGTAGACATTTCTATATCAAACTCGCTTTCAATATCTTTTCGTTTGCTTATTTTATTGTCGCTATATGAATTATAAAAATAATCCAAATAGTCGCCAACATTTTTTGGCATTTCGACTATCTCTTGCTTTTCCATTTCAAAACTTAAATCGCTTACAATCTCAATGCTTCACTCCCTAGGCCCTGACTCTCAATCATCATCATTGTCGCTGTGGTGCTCATCATAACATTCCTGACAATAATTGTTGTTTTCAGAGCTCATATTGTCATCACTGTATGAATTATCACACTCATCACAATAAGAGTAATTTCTACCATAACAACTATCACATACATTTGTATCCTGTCATGTTATGTAATTCATTTCGTTGTCGCTTTGGTACTCCTCACAATCATCACAAAAAAAGTAGTTATTGTCTAAACAACTTTGACAAACATAGCTATCGTTAACATAATGACACTCATCATTTAATGCTAATTCGTTACAGTCATTACAAACGCTGTGGGTCTCCTCATACTCTTTTTTTACCCAATGGTTCCCTATCTGTACCGCTTCGCTTTGTGGTATAATCTCCTCTGATATTTCACAAGTTATATTAGTCATTATCATTTAGTTATGAATTTAAAATCCCTGTTTATAGTGTGGTTTATCCTGTTTTCTATTGTTTTCCTATCCCTAACTTTTCAATCTACTAATTTATCATTATACATATTTTTTGTTATATATTCTTTAGATAATATTAGCGTGTCTTCGGTGTCTGTATCTCAAACATATTGCAACCTCTCCTCTCTAATAACTATAGAGTATTTTCTTTTCTTTTGTAAGACTTTATACGCTGTTCCCCTACCATTTCGCAGGGTGTCATTTATGCTTAAATCATCATATTTGACTATACAATCGCTGTCATTTACTCAACCAATCACGGCTAGTTTTGCAAGTGCCTTTTCAAGCTTCTTTATATCAACCTTTTGCAGTCCTCAATTTAGTTTTCGCTCTCCTTTGGCGTATAACTCATTAAATATTTTCTTTGTGTATATAATCAACTCATTTGATTTTTTCTCATTTCGTTTTGTCATATATAGTTTATCATCTATAACCATATCAACAAAGCTTTTGAGGTTCCCCTCCGCATTTGTCACATAATCGCCTGCTTTTATGTCTCCAGTACCTGGACCCTCTAAAAAACAATGTTTAATCTGCTTACCTATCACTAAGGTATCACCTCAACTAATAATATCGGTGACATACCTTGACTCGCCCTCATTATCTTTGTCTATTTTAAAATTTTCGTTAGCTGTAGCGTATCACTCAGCACTATCTGTTTTGTATTTTATAATATCCCCGTAGGTGTAAAATGTCTCTTTAGTCATATTTCAATCAAGTTTAAAATTGTAAAAATTACGCTATTAATTTAAATCCTATCCATGCTACTATTCAAACCATTAATAAAATTATATAAAACATAATCACATATTAATAGATAAAAACGGGCTTTTGTGGTCAGTCAAAAGCCTTATAAATATCTGTATATCTTATCTGTTCCATGATGCAACAATCATTGCATTGGTCTGTTTATTCACTTTGGCTAGTATCTCATTGTATCTAATAGCCTGTAAAATTTGCATTTCGTACTTGTTCGGTTCTCTAATTTCTAACGGCTTGTTAGCCGTAGTGTTTAAATTTTCCATAGTAGTATATAGAATATATAAAAATTACGCTGTCTTGTCTTCTAGCTCATCTAAAATGTCTTGACGTGCTTCGCTTTGCATATCAGACATAGAAACCAATGCTTGTCATATTGCTTCTAGCTCCTTCGCCCCTGCTACAAATAGAATAGTAGCTAATCAATTATAAATTTCGTGTACTTGTTGTCGTGTGTAGTCATCAACATTTAGTCAATTTGCTTTCAATAGTTTAGCAATCATTTGTTCCATATTAGTATATAGAATATAAAAAGGCATTTGATACAGACATGATTATTTGCAGTCCAGGACTGTTGCTCATCTGTGTATCTCCTGCTGTGTTAATATAAATATAACAATCCCAACACATAAATCAAGGGGAATTACACATAATTATACATATATTACACATCACACACACAAAACACAGTTAATAACTAACTAAAACAAAACAAAGAAAGTCAAGCAGAGTTTAACAATCCGCTGTATATATTATATAATAGTATAATCACAAGTTGCTGTCACAACGCATAGCGTTGTAGTGTTATGTTTATGATAACAACAAACACTATAACAGTATATGTATAAATAGCTTAAACATAAAAACCGGAGTGCTATTTGTATGTAGTAGAACACTATCACTATATACATAACTTATACATAGATATATGTATATGAGTATATAAATTAGATATATATACTATATTTATTAGTATTTGAGTGCTTATATACACACAATCACACCCCCCAGACCAAGTCTATGCCTGTTATTCTGTTATAACCCCCACCCTAGCTGTATTTAGAGCTGTTTTATTAGTTATTATGTATGTATGTTGCTAGGTTCGACCTATATTGTAAAGGGGTAGGGGGGAACACCCAATGATATATCGGCAATATCTATATGTGCTACTCCCGCACGATTCTCTCTTAAAACCATATATCATGAGTATTGGTAGGTCCCCATATCCCATATTCAATAAAAAGCATAAATCCTAATTATCTCTTGCAATATATGGGTTTGTCCTTATATATGAACTATAAGAACTCTAAGTGCAGTTTTATTAAACTTTTCCCCGGCTAGCATGAAGTTATATAGGAACATAAAAGAAGTAATGGAATGGAAAAATATAAGCAGGCAAATAGCGAATGGCTTGTTGTGAACTAAGATATTTGAGGTACCTAGACCAGTAGGTGTATGAGTTTGTTATATATGTATTGATGATGCTGTGGAGTTTGTCCTATGAAATATAGGTGCTAATTTTGTAATAAACAGATGAAAGAAGAATAAAAAGTGAACTGTGAGTGCTCTAAGTTGAATAAAGGTAAATAATTCCTCGGCTAGTGTTAACTCTGATACAAAGAAGAATGTAGATATATGACAGGCTATTTTAGATAAATATAAATAAAGATGAAAACAGCTAAGATAAACGACCCCATATTTAATATATATCTTGAGGTTATAGTTGGTAAACCAAAGAAGAATAAGGAATACTTAGACACTATGGTATTAAATAAGGAGTCTTATGTAGATTTGGAGGATTGTGAATGAAGATATATACATTATGACGGGTCAGATTTGATTATTATTAATAATAACTCAAGAGCAACTCTGGTACATGAGTTATTCCATTTAATAATATTCCAATTATGAGATAAATGACTAACTATAGAATGATGAGAAGAAGCATACGCATACCTAATTGAATACTTCTATAGTGAAATACAGAAAACTGATTTATATAAGTCTATGAAATAATACAAGACCGTGATGTCTTTAAACTAGCTGTCATATATAATATATGGCAGAAGATAAAGCTGATTGACTTGGCGTTCTTACGCGTCCGTCTGGTCCACGATACGGACCTATATACACATACAGATAGTAGAACAAGAATACCCACCTCATTGGGGATTAGGACAGAGCGTGGGTCGTGATTTAGTTCATGTAAAGAGATAGACCTAATTGACTTCTATCTGTAGCTGTATATACGATTTATCATTTACCTATATATATGAACGAATTAAGAAAAACGATAAGAGAGCTTAAAGACGAATTATCTAGAACCTCTGTGGTGGATTCTATGTTGATGATTCAGAGTTTATGTGAATTGGAACAGATAATCGAGGAAAACGATTTCGAGGAGAAGATGGAGAACGCTCAACAGAAAACTGACCTAAGGATGGAGTATATGACAAAGTTCAACAAAAGGCCGTTTGCTTGATGGGATGAGGAACAGTTAAGAGAGAAGATTGATGCGAAGAAGGAGGAATTGGTGATAAAACCTAAATCTTTACCTTCTAAGAAATCATGATGGAAGAAAAAATAACACCAGAGGTAGTTAGTGGCACCAACGATAAATGAAACGTCTCTCAGAAACGTGGACCTAGAGAAATGTATGAATGAGATGATAAAGAGGCTAAAAAGTATGGGCTTACACAATTACAGTACAATTTTGTGCAAGAATATTTATCTAATTGATGAAATGCGACCCAAGCTGTTCGTGATGCGAGAGGGTGAGAGATTAAGAATTCGGATTGAGTACATGGCCATCATCTGAAGAACAATACTAGGGTTATGAAATATATTTCAGATACAGCGGAAGAATGTGCCACAATCCAGATGGAACAAATTATTAGGAACAAGAAAGCTCCAATGGCAGTAAGAAATGATGCTATTAAGGATAGACTGAATAGAGCAGGGGTTTGAAATCAAGATGATGTAGAGAAACCAAATATGTATGTAGGTAACATGACCATCACGATTGATAAGTAATTTTATTCTTTATATATAGGTATGTTTGCAATTAAATGAAAATGAGAGTATCTGATAGTTAGGAAAGATATACTGACAGCGAAACAAAGAGAGAAATTATTTAGAGAGAAAACGGGAGCTTTTGTAGAAATAGAAATCACAGATAACAGCTTCTATATATTTGAACGTCAAGATGGTAATATTAGTAAATTAGATATGTGAGAATCTGGTGACGTTATAGATTTAGCTTTATTAAATGATAAGATAGATGATTAAAGTTTGAGACATATTACGTAGACCAAAAGTAGACCTAAGTAAAGTAGTCACAGATGAGCGTATTACAATAACAGATGAACTACTTATAGAGTTTGCCGAGAATAATATATCAAAGTTTCATGAATTTTTAGAAGTTAAACGAGATGAGAAACATGGCTGAGGGGTTTGAGTTTAAGTTCAATGCATCTGAGAAACAAGCCTTAGCACTGGAGTATCTTACAGACGATATTACCAGAGAGCTTGGGTATGGTGGTTGAGCTGGATGAGGTAAATCTTATATAGGGGTCACACGGCTCTGGATGATGGCACACAAATATCCTGGGACCAGATGGTTCATCGGACGTAAAGAGTTATCCAATCTTGTAAAAACGACACTAAATACATATTACAAGTTTGGGCAAGATTACAAGATACCAATGCACCTTATGGGTAAGCTCGATAAAAAGTATAACATTATAAAGTTTTTAAACGGGAGCGAGATACTGTTATTGGATTGTGCGACACAGCCAGCTGACCCATTATTTACAAGATTTGGTTCTCTTGAGTTGACTGGATGATTTATAGATGAGTCGAATGAAATCGACGAACAAGCTATTACTATCCTCAAGACAAGAATATCAAGACAGAAGAATAAGGAGTATTGATTGATACCTAAGCTATTAGAAACCTTTAATCCTGACCAAGGACACGTTAAAAGGAGGTTCTGGACCCCATACAAGAAGGGGGTGCTACCTAAGACTAGGCAGTTTATACCAGCCCTGGCTACCGATAATAAATATATTGACCCTGAATATATAGTGCAGCTACAGAATAGTGATGAGATTACTAGACAGAGACTTTTGTTTGGAAACTTCGAATGGAGTACCAATGAAGGTAAATTGTTCAGATATGACGAGATTAACGATTTGTTCACAACTAATGTGGATGAGAAACTTAATGTTATGTTCCTTACTTGTGATGTTGCCAGATTAGGTAACGATAAGACAGTAATCTGAGTACGAAGATGATATGAATGTATCAAGATTATAACTTATGCACAGAATACTATAGACGAAGTAGCTACAAGGATTAAAGACCTAGAAGAAGAATATTCTATCAGCCGTAGTAATATATGTATAGATTCTGATGGGGTATGATGTATGGTTGAATGAACACAAGTGTTTACACTAGATTGACGAAAAAATATCGAAGATTTAACACTATGACAGCATATTTATTCAAAAACTATGGATGGTAAGGTTTCTACTGAAGTAGTTATGGATATTGAGATACACGAAAACACTAGGACAATAAAGTCTTCTAATTGATATGAGTTTAGTCAATGACATTTTTTGCCAATACAGTCAAGAAAAGAACATCCAGTAAAGTTACATAGTCGAGATTGGGTAATGAAACCATGAAAAACTAAGAGAGGTAAACAATATTTTTTACAAAATGATTTTAATTGGGAGGGTTTTGATTATATTTATAGGTCTGATAATACATTGCGTGCTATGCCTAATTGATGAATAAATAAGTTTAAAAATTGAAGGACTATAGAATGATATAAATTAGCTAGATTATTGTGACGGTTTGTATCCGAATGATATTTTGATTGAAGATACTTTTGTCTTTGCCAGTCAAAGAAAAGTCCCCATATAGCCGATATAGAAAAATCAATTAGTGATTGCTGATTGTCTATTGTTAGGTCTGAAAGCAAAGCTGGCGAGTGTTTTTGGAAGATAGGGAATAAGCCCATATTAGAGTTTCTAAAAAAAGAATGTTATATCGCTGGATGAGACTGAGAGCATAGAAGTTATAATAAAAAAGTTCCAAACTTTATTAAGAAGTGAAACAAAAAAATTATCAATAATTTCTTAGAGACATATAATTATTGAGACTGATATATCCATAAATGAACTGGTAAGATGTATTACTCAACAGCTAGTAAAATATTAGCAGAAGATATATTAGAGCTTATATACAAGAAAGGTTGATATTGAAATATAATACTTCACGCAAAGAAATGAAGTAAAAGTGAAATATTTGGTAGAAAAATCACTAGGGGACATGATGTACGATGTATATATGAATATAAAAACCCCTCTATATGTATTACACCTAATGTTGTTGAAGATAAACTAAGTACAGTATATGACCTTAGGATTTCTTGAGAATCTAAGTTATTTATGTGTAGATTTAGTGATTGAAGATGATTCTGGTCACATAATGGTTGAGTCGCTGATTTGTTAAGAGGATGTGTAAACTTTGTTAATAACCAATCACCATTCAAATTCGAGATAGAGAAAAAATGATTCGTAGTTAGGAATTTTGCGAACCTGAAAGCTCAGTGCTATTTTCAGCTAAAGGAGATGATGGAGCGTAGGAAATTGAGAGTGTATGCTGATTGAGAAATCAGAGACCATCTTAGTGCCGAGCTAGAGAATATATATCTGAAAGATTATGACACCGACGGGAAGATTAGGATAGAATGAAAAGATGACCTAAGGAAAAGGTTGAACAGGTCTTCTGATTTCGCTGATATGCTTATGTTTAGGATGATTTGGGTTATCAAGAAAACCGAATCAGAGAATAGTTGAGATGAATGAGTATACGAAACAGAATGGGATGAGTTATTATACTAGTAATATATAGAACATATATATTTGATAAGTAGGTTTAGAACAACCTACTTTTTTTTATTGTATATATAGGTATAGTGCAGTTAGAATTTATCTCGTACCTATATATATGGAAAATACTGCGAACGTGATGTCACAAGAAGATAAAAATTTGTTATTATCCCAGGTAGATAGGGAGTATAACCAAGGTTTTGATTATGTTAGACAAAAACGTGAACAGTACAGAGATAGGATAAAAAGATGGAACAGACAACAGAAAGATACATCTAAAATCAATATCAATATGGTAGCGAACGCTATCGACACAATGATAGCAACTTCATATACTGATGGGTTGACTGTTAATTTTGCACCAGCTGATGGTTGGATAGGGCAAGAGAAGGCAGATAACCTGAATTTCATGGCAGAATTTGATAACAACGAGGACGACTACCAACAATTATACTATCAAAAGGAACAAGATAGATATTTTTTCGGTGTTGGAATTAGATACAAATATGGTTGGGATGATATTAGAAAGATACCATTATTTATGACTATCAACCCGTTATGTTGGATACCTGACCCAATCCCTAGCCAAACAGGGAAATACGATGGTAGTAACTACAGATACCATGGTGTAGAGTTCACAACAACTATGATGGACCTTATGGCAGACGAAAGCTACGATAGAGAGGTTCTTGACTGAGTAGTTAGAAGTTATTTCTCAGACGAGACTACACAGAACTGGCTAGCTTATGCTGAGGCATATAACTATATAATGCCTACAACTTGTGATGGGCTGAAAACTAATTTTAGTTTAGATGTATACCATCATTTCACAAACTTCCAAAATAAGAAATACTTAGTTACTACATGAGCGGACAGAAAAGATGTGCTAAGAATCAAAGAAATAAAACCAGTACTAGCAGAAGAAAAGAAAGACCCTACAAAGGTTGATTTTCCTATTATCTTGAATTACTGGAAACCTAGAAGAAACGACCCGTTTGGGGAATCGGTACCAGATAAACTGGACGACAAACAGATAGCTAAAACGATATTGTTCAACCTGAATATCATCAAAGCTAAAAAAGAGGCGTTAGGTGGTGACTTTATCTGGAACAGTAGATTGATAAAGAATAAGAACGATATACTTAAACCGACAACGAACTGAAGAAATATATTCGTAGATACGATGGAGCCATTAGGTAATGTAGGTATGGAAATCCCTAGAAGCCAAATAAAGATGGATACGTTCACAATGATGAACGCTATAGACAACGAAGGGAAGTTTGATGTGAATATGGATGCACAGCAGCAATGAGTTATTAGTTCTGGTAGAACTACGGCAACAGAAAGCCAAATTGCACAAGCCAATTCTAATATTATAGGGTTACTCAATAACAAAATAAACTCACGAGGAGACAAGAGGTTCCGATTCGAACGATGGAGGGGTTACCAGGAGAATTTCAGCTCAGCTGATAAAAAAAACCTGGTTATAAACTCGAACTTTGAGTATAAGTCTCTGTCTATATGAAAGGACGATTTCTTTACTAGACAGATTCCATTTATTATAATCGGTACCAAGTGAGACGTACAATGAGCGAACGAGAAACAGCAAATGTTTTGGGATAAATATTTGGCGATGTGGTTGCAAGACCCTACAACTCCAGATGTTAGTAAAAACATAGCGAAGAGGATGTTGATGAGATGTAACGGGAAAACCCCGAACGAAATCAATGTACTAGTTCCACTTACACAATTTGAAAGGAAAGCTTATGACTATCTTGGGATGGTCAACCTAGATATAGTACCAGAGAGTCTATTCAACAATCCACCAGAATCATTGTGGACGTTTTGGGTATATCTACAGAAAGCTGACGATACTAAAGCAAAAACAGTAGTGATGCAAGCGATTCAAAAAGCTTTGAATAACGCACCACCACCAGCACAGATGGGATGAGCTTTTGACGAGATGGCGAACTCTCAAAATAATGTGGTTATGAGCCAAGCTGTTCAACAGCCGACCGCTCCACCAAATAGAGGGGATTTGAATCCCTCACAGTAGTTTTATTTAGTTACCTATATGTATGAGCAATTTAGCTGAAGCACTGGAAGCATTAAAGACTACCGATGCACGAAAAGCCATATTAGATGACCTTGATGCTTCATCGAAGTATAGAAAGGACAATCTATTATGATTCAATGCTGATATGTTGGGATTAGACTTCGACCAGAAGTTCTCACAACATGATGTATGGAGAAGTGAACTTAGATGGATAGAATTCCTTAGGAATATGCCAGACAAGATTATCGCTATGGAGGAAGTGAAGGAAAACAAAGAGACCGCAACAAAGGACTCAGAAATTCAAGAAAATATTGACGCTCTTGAAGGAATGAATATTTAGTCAAAGCGACGAAGCAGCTTAGATATTATATCTAGTATATAGCTTCAGTTATGTACGAAGATATAATCACGCATCTTCTCGCCCTTGTATAAGGCATATTTTATACTCTTAATTATCAAAAAGATGACTGATTGAACTAACCAAGCTATGGTTGAGGCAGAAATCAACTGAAATGTCAACATCGACTGAACTGTTAAAGAAGGTACTGAAACTACAGAAGTTGTAGAGGAGGTAGTGGAAGAAGTAGTAGAGGAAGAAGTTGAAGAAGTAAAAGAGGAAGAGAAAGTAGTTGAAGAAAAACCTGAGACTAAAAAATCTGACTCGGTAGCCAAGATTCTTAAACAAAGAAACGAAGCTAGAGCGAAAGTTAAAGAACTAGAATCGAAAGACGCTACAACTGAAGACTTAGCTAAAAAAGTAGCAGAGATGGAAGAAACTATGGCATCTAATGCCCTAGAAGCTGAGGAGAAAATCGAATCAGCAACATTCTTCGAAAAGAACCCTATTGCAAAGGAATTTGAAGCAAACATCAAAGAGATTAAGGACTGAAAAGACCTATCTTATGAAGACGCTTTCCAATTATATGCAGCACAGAACAAACCTGAATTACTTATGGATGAGCAATACAGGAACAAGTCTACATCCACTACTAACCTAAACTGAGTAACGAAAGTAGAAACCACAAACAAAACAAACCCAACAGCTGATGACTTAGCAAAGATGTCAGATGATGAGTTGATAGATTGGGGTAATGCTCAAGGGAAAAGGGATAGAGCTAGTAAAGGATATAGCAACTAAACTTTTAAATTATTAATTTTAAATCAAAATGGCAAACGCAATTACAGCTTTTAGTCCTGAATATCGAAGTGCTAGAGCTCAAAGACTATTGAAAAAAACACTTGTATGTAGAGAAATCTCTAACATGGAAGAGAGAAGTACTCTAAGAAACTGATTAAAAGTACACAGACCTTACTATTCTGATATCGTAGTTAATGACTACACTAAAGGAACAGCGGTTACAGCACAAGACATTACAGCTACAGACGAATATCTTACAGTTGACCAAACAAAAGAAGCTACTGTATATATCGACGAAATTGATGTAATGCAAAATAAGTATGACACAGCTAACTTATACATCGACAGAATCTCATACGCTTTGAAAAAAGATATTGATGGTGCTTTCTTGTCTGAAGTAGCAAACATGACATACACAGTAGATGATGGAACATTCGGTGGAACAGCTGGAAACGGATATGCAGCAACTGTTGCTAACGTATTCAAACTATTCACAACTGTTGAAGCAGAAATGAATACTTACAACATCGAAGATACTAAATCTTGGTTCGCAG